ATCTTTGAGAGAAATCATTGAGTGTTTGGGCTTCGGGGGGAGTATGGTCGCAAAGGCCTGATTTAAAAGCAGAAGAAACACTAGATCCTATTTTTGCAGCTAATTCATCAATATTAATTGTTTGATTAACTCCCGGGACAATATTTGTTTCTTTTTCTCCAGAGACTGTTTTTATTGTACCGGTTCCAGAAGCAACTTCGGTTTGTTGATTTTCTCTTCCTGCAATTCTTTCTGCACGTCTACTGGCAGCATTTTCTTGAGATCTAGCTACAATAGAACCAAGATTGTTATTTTCTTTAGTAATTTCTCCAATCACTTTTAATTTATCAACATCCATTTTAACAATAGATTCAGCTAATGCATTCATACTAGTAGCTAATGATAAAAGTGATCTAGATGCAGCATCTAAACCTTGAGTACTTTCAGTAAGTTTAGTAAGTTTATCAATCATATTATCAAACTCACCCATCTTCTTTCCGGCTGCCTTTGCATCTCTCTTATTTACTGTTTCTAATTCTTTAGATAATGCAGTTGAAAACGAAGAAAGAGTTAAAGCCACATTTTTTGCAATATCTTGTATACTAGATTCTCTTAAAATTATTGGATTTCCATCAGCATCTAATATCATATCACCATTACCATCGGTTTTATATTGAATTACTTTTCCTTCTGCACCATATTTTGCATATGCATCTATAGCTTTAGTAAAATCAATAACAGGACTTAAAATACCTCTTCTACCACTTAATGCAGAAGATAATCTTTTCATTTTCCGCCCTTCTTTTCCGCTTACACCGAAATCATCTGCATGGGAAGTTAATTTTGTAACAAATACACCAAATGAATTTATAATACTATCAACAACGGTTGTAATTGGAACAGCCGTGGTTACTTGTTTATATTTTGTATTTCCGTCTTCATCTGTCCCATCTTCTATAAATCCAGAATATCCTATTAAACCATCAGGTCCAAATTGAGCAAAAGTTTTAAGAACATCTGCAAATTGAATAACTGCACTTAAAATACCTCTACGACCAGTTAGAACTTTACCCATTTTCTTTATAGCTCTTGCTTCTCTAACAGATAATCCGGTTGTAGATGCAATTAAACCTCTTAAGAAAGATGAAAGTGTAGTTTTAATTGTTTCTCCAACACCTGCAATATTTACAGTTTCTCCAAATGTAGGTTCTCCTGTTTTTGGATCATAACTTTTTATAACCCTCATATTATCTAAATTAGCGAAGGCTGTCATAGCTTTTGCAAACATGGATAACGCAACAGAAACACCCATTATAAGTCCGATACCATTCATTAGTATCGCAGTATTTTTAATACCTTTCGCGAATCCTTTTATACCTGTATCTCCTTCACTAAGAACGGATGTAACTCCATCTAATACACCACCTAATACTCCAGATATCATACCTGTTATAGATGTTTTTATATCTTCAGATGGCCCAACAGTTTTTGCCACCCCCATTAATTTTTTAGTAGATGATGCAAATAACATTAATGCAAGAGACATAGCTATTGAGACACCTATTCCTGGAAGAATAAATACAGCCAATGCTGATAATCCTGCAAATAATAATGCAGAAGAAACCAAAACTATACCCATTATTCCTAAACCAGGTCCAATATTAGCCATCATCTGACCAAATTTTCCTCTTTTTTCTCCTTTTTTATTAACAGCATCTCCAGCTGAAGTCATATCTGTTATTAATTTAGCAACCATAACAAATGCAAATACACCTAATGCTAATGCGGCCATCCCTGTGGCCATTCCAACAGCAACAGCTGTTCCTGCACCTATTTGAGCTTTAAATTTTCCTAAAATTGAAAATACTAATCCCATACCGGCAATAACACCTATTATCGCTAAAGCACCTAAGGCCATTCCCTTAGGCCCAGGGCTAAATTTTAACATATGACCTATCAACATCCATGAGCCAACAAAAAGAACTAAACCTATTCCAAGTGATTTTAGTGCATCTCCTATTTTATCAGCAGTTTTTGCTCCTGGTTTTATCCACTTTTCAGCTTTACCTAACAAAAACATTGCTCCTGTTAAACCCACAAGAACACCGACAATTATTCCCAAAGTTGCCATTGGTTTTCCTCTAGTTCCAAGTAATACACCTGCAAGAGCTATTCCTCCTGCAATTGCTAAAATAGAAACTCCTACCGACATTAATAATGTTGTCATCGCTTTTGCAAATTTAGTCATAGTTGCCAAACTTTTAGCAAGTGTGTCAAACATTAACATAGCATTTAAAACTACTTTTCGACTCCTTCCAATATAAATTACCGTGTCAAATAAACCTCTTAACGCTTTTGAGGTTGCATTAATTTTTCGAGTATTTATTTTAACTTTATTGAAATTTGTAATTGATTCAAAAACACTTTTAATTACCTGAGAAGCTTCTTTTGCTTTTTTAGTATCACCACCCTTTCCAAACATACCAGATAATGGTCCAGTTCCTATATCAGATTTTTCACCAGTGCCGGCAGTTCCATCACCAGTTGGTTTGTTACCATCTAATTTTTTATTAATTTGCGTAACTACACCAAGTATCTGTTTTAGGATATCATTACCCGTTTGAGCCATAGGAAGTATTTTATTTTATATATCTCATTAAAAGAAAAAAGTGCTCTGAGAAGCACTTTAAAATTTCGGAACAGACAAATTAGGCATTTTTATCTGTGGTGTTTTAAATTGTTGGTTAGATGCATTATTTTTAGAAAAACTAACCTGTTGTTCTTTTTCTTGTTTTTTATAAGCTTTGTTTTCTTCTTCTATGAATTCTTCATAATTCATGATCATATATTCAACCCGATAAAATTCCATTTTATCGAGTTCAGTAGGAGAAATATGAAGATTTTTTGCGAAAATAAATTCAATTTTAAACCAATTCTCCAAATGGATCTGAAACAAGGAAAAGAGATTTGATTCCTCCGAGAAAGTTAAGTGGAGCTACACGCTCCATACCTCCTTCATCTGTGAATTTCACAACTGGATTAACAGTTTCTACAAATAAATCTTTTAAGTGAGTTAATACAGAAATTTCAGATATTGACCAAGCTCTAGATTCTTCTACCATAGTTTGATAGCTATCATCATTTAATCCTCTCCAATCTTTAATAACAAATGGAGCAAAAGCAATAAAGTCTGTATCAAACATTTGTTGTTCTTCTTCTTTTCTATTTATATAATTTTTAAGAAAATGTGTCACACCAATATTTGGAATAGAAACTTCCATACTTTTTCCTGATTTAAATTTTAATACAAAACATCTTTTAGCTTCATCATAATATTTCATGAGTCTTGGATCAAATGTAATAAAATCTACCATTTCTTTAGTTACTGTAAGTTTTTCTGTTTCAGAAGTTTTAACTTGAAGTTGTTTTTCTCCTTTTACAAAAGTATATTCACTAATAGCTAATAAAATATAAAATCTATCAACTTCTTTTATATCTTTCCATGAAGAATGAATATCAGGAGTTTTATAAGTTACACACCGCTCAATAATATAATTTAACATATCATCTAATAATGATATATTAGTTTCTTGTAAAGTTGACCAATGTTTTACTTCGTTAGTAGTGGCTGATCGAATAGCTATTTCAGTACCTTCTGGATAAAATAAACCCTTGGTAGGTAAATCTTTAATTGGAAGTTTTTGCCACCCAACCTCATTTCCTAGTGAAACTCCTCCTCTTGAATTTGGAAATTTCGGCGCTGGTGCAGAGGACATAGGAGCTCCTATAGGTTTTTCTTTACCTTCTACAAACTCTTGCAATTGTTTTTCAGTTTTTTCGTTTGGCATATCTATATTACTTTTAAAATGTTGTTATTCATAGTATATATCTTTATATGTTCAAAAAATGACAAGTTTTAACAAAAACTTAAATTTTAGATAAATAAAAAGGGAGAACAATGTTCTCCCTTAAATTATAATATATCATCTATTATTAGTTAGACTATGGTTTCGTCCCAAAAATCACAGGCCAATGTAAATCCAGTAATTTTGAATACATCTTCATTATTATAGTCAAGTGGTACTTCAGGAATTCCAGTCATTGGGAAAACATAATACATTTTCCATTGCCAGAATGGACGAGATCCTCTATCATATAATGTAATGAGAGCCCATTTTGCAGTATAATCTGCCTTTAATCCTGTTCTACCTGTTAACGGATCATATACTAAATCACACCATTTCCTTAACGTTTTAACTGTATATGCACTAGGTGTTCTATCAACATTCACTTCAAAATCAAAAGCTACATCCATAGTAGTTTTGTCTGGTTTTGCACCAGCGAAACGTCTTTCTGCCCACTTAAACTTTTGAGAAGCTAAATTTGTAGGAAAAGAATGAGATTGAAGTCCACTAATATTAGTAATTCCTTCAAGCATAAGATTAGTAGTCTCTTCAGTTGCACCTACTCCAATAGGTAATGCAATTTGAACAGTGAACAAATTTTGATATATTGGTTCATACAACTCTTGAGCTGCTCTTGAACTTCTAAAATGTGATAAGCCGAATAGACCCTGACTTTTAAAATTTTCAGCCATATTTATTTACTTATTTTATTTATTTTTAACCTGCTGGAGCAAAACCACCAGAACTAACTGCACCATCTGAATTAACAGTATATCTTGCAATAATTTTTGTAAGAGCACCTGTAATCCATAAATCAATATCGATAATTCCAAATCCATCAGCTATAATAGTATCGGAGTTATTATCATCATCCATTTGTAAATTATACTTATAAATTGCTCCGGCGTCCTTAACTGATTCTAGTATAGGAGCAACTGAGTTTATTATGTTTAATCTTGTAATGGGGTTGTTAAAATCGAATACATAGTTTTGAAGTACTTCATCGATTTGGATTTCAAGAGTATTAAGTAATTCTCTAACATGTAGATTATTATAATCACTCTTTATATTTTGAAATGCAGTTGCATTAGCATAAATCATTATTTGACCAGTTGTAGGTCTTTCAATAATTGAATTATAACCAAATGGTTCAAGATAATCTCTATCTTCTTTATCTATCATATATTCAACACCTGAAAGTGCTGGATTTGAAAGTATACCATTTTTATTTGCAACAATTGCATATGGATTTCCGCCTAAAAATTTTCTAGCATATGCATTTCCAACATCAGCAGCCGGCGGAACACTAATTAATTTTCCATTTTCATTATACTTAAGGAATGGACCGAACACACCACAATATTTAGATCCCAATTCTTCATTAGGTAATGAGAATTTAAATGATCTTGGCATATCTGGGTTACCTCCTTCAGGTATATATTGTGTATTAAAAATAGGTATCGGATCAACACCTGCTACAAATGTATCAGAAAAATACGGATTTTGAGATGCTGCAAATTGTTTAATTGACGGAGCACTTATAATAGCAGTACATTTTCCTCTCTTTTTAGCAAGTGATGATAACCATGATTTACCACCCATATTAGCTTGTAATCCATAAGCCATTGTATCTATAATATAACGATATTGAATCATATCAGGATTTGTTAATCCTCTTAAAATTCCTACATCATGTAACATTCCATAAATTTTATCAACACCATCTTCGGCATTAGGAGATCCATTTTCATCAAATCCTGGAGTATGTCTACTTGTAATACTTAAACCATCT